GCAGCAGTATGAATATGCTGCTAGGCAAGTTGGCCTAACCAATGAAGCCATGGATGGTACTTTTAAAACAGTACAGACCACCATGGCTAAAATCAAAATGGGTCAGGGTGCACCGTCTGGCATGGCTGAATTTGCTAGAGTGGTTGGTAATATTTCACAAGCTGATGTTAATAGGTTTGCGGCTCACCCTGAGCAATTCATACAAAAACTTCAAGAGTACGCAAAAAAAGAAACACGCGGTGAGACGTTTAAAAACGCAGTCCTTAAGTCATTTGGTGTAAGTGATGAAATGATTGCGGCCCTTAACCGCCAAGCTTTTAAGCCAGAAGTTTTGAAAAAAGCACCGGCCTACAGTAAAGGAGAGGTTGGTCAGCTTGATAAAAATAGATCAGATTTAGCCAATGTCATGACTGAAATTGAAATGGCTATGGGTCATTTCAATGCTCAACACGGTGCTGAACTTATCAAGGGTGTTGAAACTCTTGTGCCAAAAGTACTTGAACTTGCCAAAGCGTTCATAGAACTTGGGGTGCAGATGCATGCCCTTGAATGGTTTGGCGATATGATAAAGGGCTGGGGTATAATCCTTGGTGGTCTCACCAACATGATTGCTATCATCTCAGACCCAAAAACTAGGGACCTATTAGCCCGAAATGTTTTAGAGCAAATTATAGGGCCACCCCCAGACATGGCTAAACTCCAAGCAGAGGACAAAGCAAGACGTGACAAAGCTGAAAAAGAAGGTGGTAGTACTGGCTTTTTTGATCAACCTGAAAAAGGTTTCAATAAAGAGGGTACAAGAATAGGTAGTACCAAGCCCTATGCAGTTGAAGCTTCAAAACCGACTATAAACAATAAAGTATTAGTACTACCAACAACTGCACCAAGGGTTGGGCCGTCTGTGGAAAGGTCGATTAGACCGTCTGTGCCACCGGTTTCAGGCAAGCCAGGAGTCTCTAAAACCACCAACATCAATCAGACTTTAAATTTCAACCATGATGGTGTTGACCCGAAAAAAGCAGTAGATGCCCACAAAAAAGCGGTAACTGAAGCGGGTAGGCAGATACCCCAGGACGGTATATAAATGGCTGATCTATCAGATAAAATCAATCTAGGCGGTATTGCAAGTGCAACATCTGCCATTACCGCTCTGTCAGGTCTTATACTTGTCACCCCTCAAGCAGTTGTAGGGTATGCACCACAAACCCCGGCAAGTCCTGATAGCAATGCGGTAACCTTAGATGAATCGGCACCGGCAATTCTTTTTCACTATGAAGGTGAACAGGCAGTAGCAATTGATAGTGATATCACAGATCATTACATTGAAGATAATAGTGCAATTCAAGATCAAATATCTATTAGACCAATCACCATAACCACCCACGGCTTCATTGGTGAACTAAATGATGTTGCACCCTACGGACTTCAAACACTTAAAACTGCTGCAAATAAATTAACAGGCATTAGCGCATATGCACCTCAAGTTTCTATCGCGGCCCAAATCGCTTACAACGAAGCCCTTTTGGCATATCAAGTTGCAGCCGGTGCCGTAAACGCTGGTGTAGCGGCTGTGTCTTCAATCAGCAATGCCATCTCAGGGTCTAACGGTCAAACCACCGTTGATGCAGAGGGCCACATATCTGAAGGTTCTGTGCAAAGTAAACAGCAACAAATATTTTCTCAATTCTATGGCTACTGGGTTGATAGAACCTTGTTCAGTGTTCAAACCCCTTGGTGCGTATTTCAGAACATGGCTATCAAGTCTTTAAGAGCCATTCAAGATGCAGACACCAGGATGATAACTGATTTTGAAGTACAGTTTAAACAGATACGTGTAGCTCAAACGGCCCTTGAGGGTACACCAGTTTCTTTAGCCGGTAGGGCATCGGCCCAAGCGTCAAAGCTTAAAAACAATGGTGCATCCAGTGGTAAACCTGCTGGTACTGTAGCTGGTGCAATTAGCAAGACCGTCACAGGTGGTGTATGAACTTAATTCAGCAAATTACTGATAGCCCTTTTCAAACTCAGACTATCATTTTAGATGATGGTTCTACTTTTACACTCACCATCTGTTTTGTACCGCTCCAAACGGGTTGGTTTATAACCGAGATTGTCTACAACACTTTCATCTTACGCGGGGTAAGAATTACAAATAGCGTTAATATGTTAAATCAGTTTAGAAACCTCATACCCTTTGGTCTTGCTTGCGTGTCTACTGCCAATAGAGAACCAAGCCAACAGCAAGATTTTTCAAGCGGTGCATCAAAGCTTTTCATTTTGACAAATGCTGAAACCGAAGAATACGCGGAGTATTTAAGACTTGGATAAATTCGGTAGAAATTATGTTTTAGGTGTGGCTACTACTACAGACGGCCCGGTAGACCTATTCATAAAACCACCATTCACCCTAGAATTTGATATCACAAGAAATACTCTTACTTCTGCAAACGTATGCCAGGTACGGGTTTATAACCTCTCAGAAGCAAATAGAAATAAAATTAGACACAATGTTTCAGACTACGGTAGCTACAAAGCTTTGATCTTAAAAGCCGGTTACGGTGATAACCTGCCTAAAGTGTTCTCGGGTAATATCTCTCAAGCGTGGTCTGTGCGTGAAGGTACAAATATGATCACGCAAATGGAATGTTTTGACGGTGGTTTTGCATTTGCTAATGGCACGTGTAACAAGCAATACCCTGCAGGTACACCAATCAGGTCAATCATTATTGATATAGCCTCTACGTGCTTACCGAATGTGAAGCTAGGCACCGTGGGTGAATACCCTGGCACCATTACTAGAAGCAATTCATATAGCGGTAACACCATGAAGATCCTTGGTGAGCTAACGGGGTTTGGTGCTTTTATCGATGGTGAAACATTCTACGCTTTAGGCACTGATGAATATGTAGCTAAAAGAAACGGTGTTGCTCTCATTGATTCGAATTCAGGGCTACTAGGTACACCAGTGCTAGAACAGTCAATCATTCATTTTGACATGCTTTTTGAACCAGGGTTAAACCTTGGTCAAAGGATCTTACTTGATAGCATCACTGAGCAAGGGTTTAACGGTAACTACATTGTAAACGGTGTGAAGCACAGAGGTATGATATCTGAAGCAGTTTGTGGGTCAGCTATCACCACAGTGACAATGAACAACATAAAAGAGCCTACAGCAGTATGACCGATTCAAATATACAACAGACTCTTTTAAATGCTGATCTTCAGATGAAGGACTTGCTAGACCTGTTTGGCAAAAATCTGATGATCAATTTTAACTCTCACCATATCGGAAAAATCCAAGAATTTGATGAAACGGACCAGACGGCGATAGTTTCAATAAACTATAAAAAAACATTCTTTTTGCCCGATGCCTTAGGGGTGTATCAACCTCAGTTAGTTGACTACCCGTTAATGGCAGATGTGCCGGTTATGTGTTTTGGTGGTGGTAATGGTGCTTTGACCTTTCCAATTAAACCCGGTGATGATTGTCTACTTTGTTTTAACGATAGAGATTTAGACAATTGGTTCCAAGGCAGTTCTTCTAGCGCCGTGGCAACATCTAGGCTTCATTCATTTGCCGATGGTATCGCCTTAGTAGGCCTACGCTCACGTAAAGACGTTATTGTAGACTATGACACAGACGGTATAGCCCTTAGAACTAAAGACGGGCTGACTAAAATACTCATAGCTGAAGACGGTAGTAAAATTACCACCACGGTTGGACCAGCTATGACTGTAGAAATTGACGCAACCGGTAAGGTAAAGATCCTAAATGCATCGGGTATAGACCTAGTAGCGGCCCTAGATAAACTATTCCAAGATATACAGGCTGGTTTAGTTACAACTCTTTTAGGGCCGCAACCTCTGGTTATGCCAACGTTTGCAGTAGATTTATTAGTGTTTGAGACTTACAAGCCGTGAGGTATTTATGCCTTTAAATACGAGTACAGCCGATAGCCTTGCATCAGCAATAGTAGCCGCTCTTGGTACCGCCGATGCCACGGCTTTAGCTAATTGGAAAAAGATATGTGAAGCCTTCTATAGTGGGTCAGACGGTATAGCTTTAAACATAGTGGTAACACTACAACCTGGCACAGTGGTTACC